AGTCCTGTATGAAAACTACGCAGGTAAAAATGGTCCATTCCAAGTAGCCCAAATAATATAGAAATTATCACAAAGACATAATAATTTTTATCAGCGTGTTTCCAAGTATCAACATCTGAAATATGATGTGGTGTTTTGCCTCCACTATGTCCTCTATTATCCGTATTACCGTCTGTATTACCGTTTACCCCTGTATTGCCTGAATGTGACGCAAAATTAGCTCCAGGCGGTGCCGGCGGAAGCGGTGGCGCCGGTGGTAATCCTGTCTGTGCTGTCTGTTCTGTCGGACCATCGGACGACATCTCTAATGGTTTTTATCTTAATTTATACAGTGAATAGAACGCCGCCCAAACCGGCAACAATACGTAGCACATTGTAATTCGTCGCATATGTTGTAACGCCCGCAGGATAAGACTGTACCTGTGGATTCATTGTCAGTTGTAGTACAATAGAATCCAAGCGGCTGCCGTTACACGTACCCATAGGTTGTTCTACCTCCGGGGCTAAACTGAAGGAATACACATAGATAAAATCGTTAGGAACCGCCGTATGACGTTGCCATGGTTGCATCAAACGGAAGTACTGTGCTGCCTGCTCCTCAAACCGGTCATATCCGTCAAACTGAAGTAAGGCGGTCGCAATAATATCCAAATTGGGAATACCTACTTCGTTCAACATACGGCTACCATAATTGAAATATTCATGTGCCTGTAACATACGGTCCTCATTGACCACCCATACCATCTCCTTAATCGGATTATTGAAGACTAATGGGACCGAAATACGGGTTGTATTAAGGGGAATACTATAACGCTTCTGCTGCTGTACCTGTTCAATTAGATACTCGTGGCGAGAACTGACAAACCGACGACGCTCCTCCGTGTCTAAATAGATATAATCTCCCCACATTACCATATCAGTAATAATAACTGGATTTTGGGTAAGTGGTATTGTAGAGTTTGGATTACCGGCAAGGACAGAATTCTCTAAATTATTGCTAAATACCATATCATTGCCATTCTTGAGGCGAATGTAAAAGCGCACCGGTGTCGCCTGTAGTGCAATCAGTGGCAGAGCTAGACCTGGATTCTTACAAAACCAGAAGTCGAGTGGAACTAATAAATTCAGGGGTCCAGATTGCGATTGGTCGTTGAATACTTGCTGTGTTCCTGTCATAAAATCGATACCATTCTTCTTTGACCCCGGTGTACTTAACTGCGTCCATAGATACATCCATTCACCGTAATGACGGTCAACTTCTTGCTGACCAATCCAAATACTAATATAATCAATCATCGCATATCCAATGCCATTGACCCAACTGACCGAATTTGTAATCTGTGAATAGTCTGTAGGTTGCTCTGTTACAATACCTGGTTGCTGCATTACAGGACCCGCTGGTGTAATTTGCGGTAGATTAATTTGTAAATAGACCTGTGAAAGAAGGTCGCCCTGTCGTGGGACAGTGACTGTAATAAGTTTACCAAAATCGACAGCCGAATCGAATGGAATGCGCTGGGTCTCAATGCTGAAGTTTGTATAGCGCCGATATACTTGTTTAAAAAAAGTCGTCTGTGGATTACCGGAAAGATATATGTCCTGCCGTCCGGTAGCAACTAACTGGAGAAGTCCTCCTGAATTGGACATGGTACTCTTACTCTAAGTTTATAAGTTGTTTTTAGATGCTGCGGGGATAATGCGTATTCTTACCGTGGGCAAAAATGCCTTATAACGTTAGAATGGCGGCGTATCCTACGGGAGCGAATTTAAATGCTTTATTACTTCAACAATTGAACTTTCGTGCTGGTGGTAATACACCAATTTCGTCACTCTATACACTCTATGCGAATGGACAGGGTCAAACATACTGGAGTAATAGTGTAAATCCAAGTAGTATTGCTACATTAAGTACGAATATTGGCAATTCTATTGAAAATACATATATTGAGTTAAGTACTCAAATTAGTGAATCAATAGGCTCATCATTTTTTAGTTCTATAAGCTCATTTGTACAATATACATATTCATCAATCAGTACATTATTTTTTTACCAGAATATTTTATTGGCAGAATCTACTAACTTAAATGAGGCATTCTTATCTACAGCAAACTCATTTCAAATTCAGCTCAATTCATACTATCAAAGTACTACAAATTCTTGTGTAAGTACTGTAAATTCATTGGGAAATATTTCATCATATACTGGTGCAGTAAGTCAATTAGAATCATCTACTAAATTATGGCTTTCAACAATGAGTACTGGTATTGGACTTCAAGATGCTACAACGTCAACATTATTGATTCGTCTTATAAATTATGGACTCTACTCTACTTCAGTATGGACTGGGCAGCAAATATCGTCTGTTATCCTTGTTACAACATCACAAGACCAATTTGGCGCATTTAGCACATTTATTACAGAAGAATTATTAAGTACATCTGCTGGTCTTACAGATGAAATAGAAATAACAAATCAAAATCTATTCAATGACGATATACGTATATCTACACTTGAAATTGATTATAACGATTATGTATCAACAGGTGTTATATATCAAATAAGTTCTATTTTTAGTACAAATATTTATGCAGTCAATCAAACTATATCAAGTTTATATTACGATATAAGCTCAATTGATACTTATTTAGCAAACTTTTCTACTATATATGAATATGATATTAGTTGTTTAGTTCAATCTACAAATGCAAATACTGTCGAGATTGCCTATCTCAGTACTCAATTTGCATATATTACTACAAGTAGTATTCTTGAAGGCATTTATTCATCATTTATAGAATTAGAACAATATACAGTCAGTTTAATTAATAGTACAAATGCCGCATATGTAGTTTATTTAGACATTGCATTATCTACACAAACTAGTACACTAAACTATATAGTTTTATCAACTGCCACTGCTTCTCTACCAGTAGCAATATCAACTATAACATATATTACAATATCTACTGTTACATCCACCACAACAAATGTAGTTATATCTACAGTAACAGGTGAAACTAATATTCAATTATCTACACTTACAGGTCAAACAGATTCTGCAATTAGTTCGTTAGCTAATGCTGTGAATAATACGCAATTCATTCAATTAAATAATACTACATTTACAGGAACACTCGATTTTACAAATTATCAAAATTTTGTAATTCAAGTGAGTAGTGTTGTAGATACACCAGATAATCCATATTATGTGTCATTTAACCCAACATCACTCAGTAGTATAAATGTACAACAAGGTTCAATTATGCTTGATATTAATACATCATATCCAACTCCATTCTCATATACTCAAAATAATGGTCTGCTAGCATTGAATCTAAATCAATCAGGTCTTATTATAAATTCCAATTATTCATCTCTTCCTTCACTCAACAATAGTTGGTATAGAATGGCATATAATTATAATGTATATAGCGGTAGTGTTTATGCTACTATGACTAATATATGGCCAACACAAATTGCGTATGATTTACAGTATAATGGCAGTCTTGGAACTTTTACCGCATCACCAGGAGATACGCCGACACTTTCATGGGCATATACTCTTTGGAATGCGGTGAATACTGCTAGTGGTGCAAATGCATGGCTTGAAACTACACAACCAAATGCGTTTTTTAATATTGATGTAACAATATCATCGTTTTCTGCCGTAAGTTTTGGTCTTTATCCATATACACAAACAAATGCAACAATTATAATGCCTGGTATTGATTATTATCCACCTACTACTGGAAATGTTACAACAACAATTAGTATATATATCGCAGGAGAGGCTGGTAATGTAGCATTTATAAATAGCACTAGTCCATCAGCTACTCTTTATGGGTTTACAAGTTACCCATAATTTTTTATAATGTAATCATAAATGGGAGCCGCTGTATCTACTATTGCCCCTCGTATTATCATTCCAGGATTTTTCATCGGTCAAAAAATAAAACAAGGGGGGTCGTTGGATACTATTGCTGTATCCTCAGCATTCACTATTTTCTTTATTGTATCGGTGATTACAGCATTTTCCCCAACTCCCGCATTATCTATAATTCCCAGCATAGCCTGTCTTGCCTATTCGCAAATTATGGCGCATCCCGAAGAGTCTGACCGATGGCGACACAGTGATTGGCTTCTTACGACACCTCTTATGCTTGCTGCACTCCTCTACGCCAACGATGTACCCATTTCGGTTATTCTACCGATTATTGCCTGTGATATTTTAATGATTCTTGCCGGCTATCTTGGAACAAAGACAAAAGACCCAATGGAGTCGAAGGGTTATTTCGCACTTGGTATGCTTGCGTTCTTGCCGATTGTTGCAATTTTACTACAACAAACAAAAAATATGCGTGCTGTATATCTAACATTAGCTGTATGGTTGCTATATCCAGTGGTATACTGGATACAAGAGAATGCACTTGTAGAGAAGAAGTATACGACAATTGCGTACGCTTGTATGGATGTAATCGCAAAGACAGGGTTGATTTACCTTATACATATCTAGGCGGCGGTGAAGGGTTAAAGGCAAATAACATAAAAAAAGTAATTCGGACCATGGAGGCACGCCACCCGATTACTGGAAAACCTATACGTATTTTACGCTCTGAGACACAAATTGTCTCGGATCGCAAAACTCTTTTATGGGCACGTTCTTCGTTTCTTAAGGGGGAGCGTTGGAGGCGCTGGCACTGCGTTGTAACTGAACCCGAAGCGGTAAAGGTAGTCGGCAGTGAGTCGCTTGTAGCGGTTGTACTCGGCGCTGATGCGGATCTAAATGCGTGGATGGCTGTACTGAGTCCTGTCCTTACCCCTTCAGGGGTATTTTCTAACAAATCAGAATGCCTAATTGTGGGTCCGTCGGCTGTAATAGATGGGTTGGAAAAACTGGGTCTAAAATGGGAGCATACACTGGCGATTGAGGAGCTTCACGATAACTATCCGTTTTTGGGGGAGCCCGTGCGAGTTGGAGACTCTTACGAAAAGATCATTCTCTCTATTGCGCATCTGTTACGTATGAACGTGGTGACGTGGTCATCGGCGGGGGACCGTGAGGAACTGGATCTCGGTGCTCGCATTGTCTATGATGCATGGGGACGCTGCGTTGAAGGGGTACGCCTTGTATCTATTGCAGCAAATGCGGACGATTCGGTTGTTCCGCAAACGTGGCTTATTCAACAGTATTTTCGGCATCCAACGTCCCGCCGTGCTCGAGAGATTCGGCTCTGTTTAGAGAAGAATGTGGCGTGTGAATGGATTGATAATATTTTGCTTCTGAACGAAGTAGAATATTCCGATTTGCCATCATCGTCCAAGATTACACAGGTCGTGATTGGGGAACGACTACGATATTATGATGTATTTATGGCAATCAAGGATCGAGTTCCTGCTGGCGCATTTGTCATCTTCGCAAATTCTGATATTTGGTTTAATGAAACGCTTTCATATCTATGGAAGATTTCATTGGCGGAGAAGCGGCTGTTTCTGGCGTTGTTGCGGTGGGAGGATAATAGTAGTAGTGGAGAGGCATCTCATATCTTTGGTCCCCGTGCCGATTCTCAAGATACTTGGATTCTAGCTCGTGATTGTATGGATTTTACGCCAACCGAAACGGATCTCGGCTTCCCTTTCGGTCAATCTGGCTGCGATAATGTAATTACAGTTGCGATGCTTCGGCGCAAGTTTTTAATTGTCAATCCAGCATACTCTATTAAAACAATACATCTCCATACTTCAAATATTCGCAATTATGAGCCCAGAGATGTACTCTATCGCCCAGCATTCCTCTATATTGACCCCACGCCCATTCAATCTATGCGAGTATGTAAAGAATTAGGGTCAGTTGGAAAACTTCCCGCTGAAGTAGATTCTATGTGGAATCGTACAGCATTCCGCAAATCATTCCCTCGTGCAATACTAGGTATCACTGAACAGGATTCTAAGGTAATTTGTACAATGCTAAAGCATACTCTTGAGGGGGATGCGACAGATATTTACAACTTCCAAGCCGGTGAGCAAAATATGTATACGCCCGCACCCGATGCTCTTCCCCTTTATCGCTTTCAGGGCGGAACATTCATCAACCGCCAGGGGCTGATTAGTTCCTTTAAGGATATCTTTGTCGGTCCGCATAAGGAATGGATTAGTGCGTGGGAAATGGCAAATGTCAGTAATATGATGCCTTCTATCCACGTACCTTCTATTATTTCTATTCCTATTGCGGACGAGTGTAAGACAACACTCAGTCAATGGATTTTACATTACTTGCCTAGAGTTCTAACAATTCGACGTCTGCTCAAGTCGGCTAATATTGCCGTGCCAGAATTTCTTGTACCACAACTATCTGATATTACACCGTTTCTACGGGATTGTGTATGGTCATCGGCGGAGAAGGGTAATATTACACTTGTGCCGATGATGGATGATATGAATTATTATTCAGATGATGTATGGGCATTGCCACCTTCTACGGAGCATTCGCTCGTGTCGGCGGAAGATATTATGCTACTACGGGAGCTTATTGATCCGGTCGTTGATGTACCAGAGACACCGGTGGCGGTCTTCTGTGTAGATGACGATCCAGAAGCGGTCTGTACAAGGGAATGGGCGGATTCGGTTGCACAATATATATTTTCTAAGGGCTGGACGGTTCGCTATGTATCGGTGACCGATTCGGCAGCGGTAAGGCGCAAGGCATTTGCGCACGCCTCGTGGGTCTTCGGCTCCGCTGCGTCATCTGGACTCGATTATATTTGGCTCGCTCCTGCCGGTGCCTATGTGATGGAGTTTAATCTAGCAGAGAAACCTCGTGGGGATCGCATTCATCTTGCCGGTGCTGCTGAATTGAACTATGTTGCTGGAATTATTCAGAAAGAGCCTATTGATATTCGTAGGCAAAATGCTCTACTCGATGTCGGTCGTGCTGTAAAGAAATTCGGTTTCAAAGATATGCTCAAGGTTGTGCGGGATAAGTCACTTGCACCCAATACTAAGATTCCACGCATTCTTATTCCCGATGGAAAGGCGCTAGAAGGTATATGGTCTCATAGCGGCGATACGTTCCGTGAAATGGTTGACATCTGGGCTGAGCGTGAATATATTACAATCGAAAAAACTCAGGATAGCGGATATTGCTGGTGGGGTGCTATCGGCGAGGTTCTATTATATGACCGCCCTACTCCCCGTTGGTGGTCTTCGCCGCCATCATATCAGATGGCGATGTTTGGCAACTGTGCGCCGCCTGGTCCTGATTCGCACAAACTACGTCAGTCGTTATGGGGATTCTGGCCTAGATCACCCCGTGCAATTGAGGATATTTCTTTTAAAAAGAAAAATCTACTTGGCTACGGAAAGCGTACGATTGTGTCCTTATTTTTAGGTAAGATTGAGAACGGTGTACAGCAGAAGAATCGTACTGCCTATGACTGGAGCAAGTGTGTAGAACTTTTCTCTATGCCGATTGATTCCACCGGCGCTCCTTACCCTTACACACAGTCCGAGTATCTGGACAAACTCTGTCATGCACGGTTCGGTCTCTGCTTACCAGGCTTCGGTCCAAAGTGTAATCGTGAGATTGAATACTTTGCCTGTGGTGTTGTACCAATTGTTACGGACGGTGTGGATATGAAGGGATATCTTGTGGCGCCCAAGGAAGGGGTACACTACTTTAAGGCGTCAACGCCTGCTGACGTTTTACGTATTATTAAAAATACCTCAGCCGATACGTGGCTCAAGATGTCCTTGGCAGGTCGTGAATGGTGGCAGTCATACTGCTCGGCTGAAGGGTTGTTTCGTTTGACTTGGACTCGGATTGAGCAATGCCGACCGTTCTTTAACGTCGGTATTCCGAAACTTTTTCCTTTACATTAGGACGTGTACGGTCTAAACATATTTCTGTAAAGTTCATCTAATGGACTATACAAAAATAGCAAATGAACGTTATTCTGCAGGGGTATTTATTAATAAACCTGCGGATGGTCCTTCTATTGAGGTTGTACTCAATAAAACGTTTATAGATAAAATGCCGCTTGTGTCTGTAGTGATTCCTATTTATAATCAGGAGGCAATTATTGAACGAAACCTACGGTCAGTATTGGAAACTATAATAGTAACTCCGTATGAAATGATTCTTATCGTAGATTCCTGCTCTGATAAGACTGAAGAGAAGGTTCTTGGAATTTTTAATGGCGATGGATTGCCTGAACTTCTAACAAATGTGGTCATCATGCGGTCGGCGGCACCGCTATTTGAGACCTCTGCTGATAATCTCGGCTTTCTATGTAGTCGTGGGGAATACATTTTGGAGATTCAGGCGGATATGCAGATGACGGAACGTGGATTTAATATGGCACTTTTACGTCCTTTTTTAAAGGTGAAAGAGCCGCTGATTGCAGTGAGCGGTCGATGCTGCCACGGACTGACCTATAATGGCGGCGTTGGTAAAACAGGTGGATCGGTAGATTCACCTCTTGATCCACAGATTAATCGCAATTTTATTTATATTAGTGAAACGTGTAATCGTGGTCCTATTATCCTTCGGCGAAAGATGGTAGAAGAACTCGGATATTTAGATGAGGTGAATTACTTTTTGGACTACAGTGAGCACGACCTATTTACACGGGCTCGTGTGCTTAAATCGTGGTTCTGCGGATACGCCCCAATGGATTTTATATCACCTTGTGGAGATGGCTCTACTCGTAAGCCACGGGACCCAGTTAATGAGGCAGTATTTATAAAAAAATCTGCTGTATATAATCGCCGTGAGGGATTTATGTATAAGTGGAAAGCGACTTCACCTGCGCCGTTTCCTATTCATGCTATTCCACTCCAATAAGTTTACGGTACTGTTGGATAGGTTTATGTGCTTTGAATTTCTTTGTAAATTCGTCAAACCACATACGAAA